CTTATAAGACAGCAAAAGTGGAAACCAATAGTTCAACTCATTATTATCGTGTTCAAATTGGAGCATATTCCGTCAAGTCAAATGCAGAAGAACAGCTTGCGAAAGCAAAAAAAGCGGGATTTACTGATGCCTACATAAAATACGATTGATTTTGAAACGTGGCCTGAGGAGTGTCAAAGCTCTCCAGGCTATTTTTTTATGTTTGAAAATGGGGTTCGAATTATCTCGGTTTTTTGCATATAGGTGCAGGATGGTTTCCTGCAAAAGAGGAGGTCAACCTATATGCAAGTCACAAAAATTATAGACGGATCAAATACTAATGCCATTTCAAAACGCAGACCGCTAACACCTGACGAGTTCCAGAGTGAATTAGACTACTGGAGAGCAGAAAATATACTTCGGAAGATGCTGAAAATGGGTCTGATTTCTGAGGATGAATTCGACAAAATCAATAAGCTAAACCGGCAGATTTTCTCACCTTTATATGCACAGCTAATGCCTTAAATACCTTGATATAGTGGGCACTCAGAGGTAATATGTCACATACCTGAAGGAGGTGAGAATGGTGAGAAAAGTAACGAAAATACCGGCAGAATTAATAGCTGCAAAACCTAAGCTGAGAGTTGTAGCCTATTGCCGAGTTTCAACAGATAGTGATGAACAATTAGTCAGCCTTGAAGCTCAAAAGACACATTATGAATCCTTCATAAAAGCAAATCCGGAACGGGAGCTCGCAGGGATTTACTATGATGCGGGAATTACAGGCACCAAAAAGGAAAAGCGCACTGAATTATTGAGAATGCTGAAAGACTGTGAACAGAGGAAGATTGATTTCATAGTAACCAAGTCAATCAGCAGGTTTGCCAGAAATACAACAGATTGTCTTGAGCTAGTTCGTAAGCTGACCGACCTCGGAGTCTTCATATACTTTGAAAAAGAAAACATCAATACACAATCGATGGACAGTGAACTGATGCTGACGATCCTGAGCAGCCTGGCTGAAAGTGAGTCGATTTCTATTTCTGAAAACAACAAATGGTCAATACAGAAGCGTTTTCAGAATGGGACATATAAACTCTCCTATCCACCCTATGGTTACGATTATTTGGATGGAGAGATGGTTGTGAACGAAGAGCTGGCAGCAATTGTGAAGCGCATTTTTGCAGAAGCCTTATCTGGCAAAGGAACTCATAAAATCGCTGATGGTCTGAAAAATGATGGCATACCATCAAGAAGAAAAGCAAACTGGACGGCCACCACGGTTCGCGGTATTTTATGCAACGAGAGATACACCGGAGACGTGATTTTACAAAAGACTTATACTGATGAGCATTTCAACAGGCATTATAACTACGGTGAGAAGGATCAATACCTAATAAAGAAGCATCATGAAGCAATCATTAGCCACGAAGAATTCGAAGCTGTAGGTAAGTTGTTGAATCAGCGGGGAAAAGAAAAAGGGATAGAAAAGGGGAACAGCAAGTACCAAAATCGTTATACGCTATCGGGAAAAATAAAGTGTTCCGAGTGCGGCAGTACCTTCAAAAGAAGGATACAAGGTAATGGAAATAACAAATATATTGCCTGGTGTTGTTCTAAACACATCTACGACATTTCAGGATGTTCAATGCGATCCATTAGAGATGATGTTATTCAACAGGCATTTATAACAATGATCAATAAGTTGATTTTCGGTCATAAGTTTATTCTAAAGCCACTGCTGCAGAGTTTAAAAGCTGTAAACTACTCAGATAACCTTATTGAAATCCAGACGCTTGAATCGAGGATAGAGGAGAATGCGGAGCGGAGCCAAGTGCTGATTGGACTAATGACCAAAGGCTATTTAGAGCCTGCCATATTCAATGCACAGAACAATGAGCTCCGAAAGGAAGCCGCTCTGCTAAAGGAACAAAAAGAAGCCATTTCTCGATCGGTGAATGGTGAAATGACTGTTACCACTGAAGTTGAACAGCTTTTAAAGCATGTTTCAAAGGCAGAGCCGATTGATAGCTTCGTGGAAACTCTTTTTGAACGCTATGTAGAAAGAATCGTTGTATATTCACAAGTCGAAATAGGCTTCAAGATGAAATGCGGTATCACTCTTAAGGAAAGGATGGTGAGATAGGTGAACCACATACCATTCGGATACATCATCAAAAACGGTAAGGCGATTATTGATGAAAAAGCAGCAACACAAATAAGGGACTTGTTTCAATTATATCTTTCCGGACTCTCTTTAGCAGATGCTGCAGAAAAGGCTGGTATCAAGCGCTGTCATGCATCAATTTCCAGGATTCTTACAAATAAGAGATACCTTGGTGATGACTTCTACCCACAAATAATAAGCGATGAAATGATCAAACATGTCGATGCAGAAAAACTGAGGCGGGCTCAGATGCTTGGAAGAATTTGTGAACAGGAGATTCCAAAATCGGTTATTCCAAAACTGCGTTATAATGCTCCAGCAGCACAGCATCTTTATGATGATCCCTTTCAACAAGCCGAATATGCCTACAGTTTAATTGAAAGCGAGGTGATTGCGGATGGCGAATAATCGAAGTGTTACGGTGATACCGGCGCGTGCACGAGTAGGCAATAATGTAAATACTGATGAAAAACCAAAACTTAAGGTTGCTGCTTACTGCCGTGTTTCTACTGACAGCGATGAGCAGGCAACAAGCTACGAAGTCCAAATCGAGCATTACACGAACTACATTCAGAGCAACACGGAATGGGAACTGGCAGGGATCTATGCTGATGACGGAATCACAGGAACCAATACAAAGAAGCGTGATGAGTTCAACCGCATGATTGAGGACTGCATGGAAGGTAAAATCGACATGATTATTACCAAATCCATCAGTCGCTTTGCTCGAAACACCCTGGATTGTTTAAAATTCATTAGACAGCTCAAAGACAAGAATATTCCTGTGTTTTTCGAGAAAGAGAATATCAATACAATGGACTCCAAGGGTGAGGTTATGCTCACCATAATGGCATCCTTAGCTCAACAGGAAAGTCAATCGCTCAGCCAGAACGTAAAGCTTGGAATTCAGTATCGCTACCAGCAAGGTGAGGTCCAAATTAATCACAACCGGTTCTTAGGCTATACCAAAGAGAATAAGCGCCTGGTTATAGTCCAGGAAGAAGCAGAAGTGGTTAAGCGGATCTATCGCGAGTATATTGAGGGTGCAAGCCTTTTGCAAATAGCACGTAGTTTGGAAGCTGACGGAATCCTAACAGCGGCAAATAAAGCGAAGTGGAGACCGGAGACACTTAAGAAAATTTTGCAAAATGAGAAGTATATCGGGGACGCCCTGCTGCAGAAGACCTATACCGTCGACTTTCTATCAAAGAAGCGTGTGGTCAACAATGGCATTGTTCCGCAGTATTATGTCGAGAACAGCCATGAGCCCATAATCCCGCGTGAAATTTTCATGCAGGTGCAGGAAGAGTTTGTACGACGGGCAAACCTCTATATGGGGAAGAATGGCAAGAAGCGAGTCTATAGCAGCAGATATGCGTTATCCAGCATTGTTTATTGCAGTGAGTGTGGAGAGATCTACAGGAGGGTGCATTGGAACAATCGAGGATGCAGGTCCATAGTCTGGCGATGTGTCAGCCGCCTTGAGGAGAAAGGCTCAGATTGCTGTTCACCAACGGTAAATGAAGAAACTCTCCAAAATGCAGTTGTCAAAGCAATTAACGAGGCGCTTTGCAGTAAGAATACCTTCCTTGAAACTTTGCAAGTGAACATTGCTACCGTACTTAATGAGGAGGACGACAAAGCCACCGATGATTTTGATGAGAAGCTGGAAGAATTACAAAAAGAACTTTTAAATCTAGCAAATTCCAAGGCTGACTATAACACCGTAGCTGATGAGATTTACCGATTGCGGGATTTAAAGCAAAATACCCAAGTGCAAAATGCTGAGCGCCAAGGCAAGAGACAGCGTATTGAAGAAATGACTGAGTTCCTAAACGAGCAGACGGGTGAACTACAGGAGTACGATGAGCAGCTCGTCAGAAGGCTTATAGAGAAGATAACGATCTTCGATGACAAGGTGATTGTTGAGTTCAAATCCAGCTTTGAGGTTGATATAGACCTGTGACAATATGATGGCTGCTGATTTAAGAAAATATATACTA